CAGTGAAAGCAGAGTATTACCAGTAGGAGTGACGTAGTTGTAAAGCCGCCTAATATTACCAAGCGGAGACGCCACGTCTTGATGTGGGGATATACCATATCTGGAGCCAAAACCTTCTGCTCCGATCAAACGTAAATTTTCGCAATCTGTAAAATGGTCAAGTGGAACTTCTTCGACATCACCTTGGTCAAAGAGCCCACCAAACCTACTAATTTCAACTTCTTCATGACCCCGGTATGGCATTAGAATTGAGTCCTAGATTTCCATCCGGCGCGGAATGGACGCCTACGAACGAATATAGACTGCTTAGCTTTATTTTCAATATTGATTGTTCTATCAAGTGCCATTTGTGATACTGCATCTAAATCTTGTGCGCGTTCTGGATTTTCCATCATATAACGCGCAGCTAATGCAGCACATCTAGCTTCAAGAAATGATTGACCATTGATGATTCCAATATTAGAATTTTCATCAGTAGGTTCTGATACCTGCTGAATATATTCTAATTTGATATCAAGGTCTGAACTACTTGGAAGCAGATGTAGTTCATTATTTACCCATGCCCAAAAAGTGAATCCAGTATATTCAATTCCTTCTAATTGGGGCGGAACGAATTCTCTACGAGTTAATGGATACCAAGGGTCAGTATCTACTGTTCGATACCAAACTCGTTGAATTTCCACCAAATCATCGGGTAATGGCGGAGTGCTTGTAAAAGAAACAACAGTTGTTCCTGCGTCAATAGACAGAACAGAATCAACTTTATTAGTTACGGGAATATTAGATTCCTCTAAATACTCCCGTAACTCCCGAAATGCAGTTTTGAGATATGACAGCAGATTTACATCGGTATAAATCTGAGCTTCTTGGTCATTAAGTAAAGCTCTAGACCCATCCATTATTGTTCCTGCCGTAACATCTGGAGTTGCCATTAGTTACTCCACAACTGACCAATCAGTTGCAAGCAAATCAGTTTGTGAGCAAAGCCACGGAACTAAATGATTATCCGCAGTTTTCATATAAACATACGGAAGACTCATTTTAGAATGCGCATCAGGAACTTGAAGTTCCAACCACATGTTCTTACCATTCCATCCACTTCTTACAACTTTTTTACCAGCTTTAAGAGCTTCAACTGTTTCACCAATATCCATATATTTACTCCGCGAACTTAATCTTAAGTTCCTTAGCTTTATCTGGGTCAATTACTGCCTTACAAGTTGGACAAACAGGAAAGGCAGGATTTCTAATTGAACCGCACGCGACGCATCTAACAACTTCTTGAGCTACGAAAGTCTTTGCCCAATCACGAGCCTGCTTTAATTCATGACATGCTAATTTAGCCATATCAGGAACTGCAAGTGGATTTCCCTGAGTTCTAGCCCAAAGAGCGTCAGCTAACCTAATTAAATTACTCCAATAATTAAGTTGAGCATTATGCGCTTTATCAAAAGTAGGCTTATACTTTAATTTTAATTCTTCAACGAGAACTTCACCAGGAAGCCAAAATAATCCCGGCATAGAATCTCGCATATTACAAGCAATCATGCCTGTAAGATAATCTCTTACAATCGATTCTGCCATTACTGAAGAACTTTGAGGAATTTCAAGTAATGGCTCATCATCACCAACATCTCTCCACCAACTAGATGGACCGATTACAAGTAATGACGGATTTTCATACGAGCCAGCCGGAATATGAAATTCTCCCGGCTGAAGTGTTAATTTCCTTTCATGGACATCTCTTGGAAAAATGCTTACTAACGTGCATTTATCGATTGGATTAACTGGCGCACGAATTGTTCTACGACGCGCAGCCCTGAAAGCACCAACACCTAATGCCATGATTAATTAATCTCCTTAGAACCGGGAACTACAATTGCTTCTCTATTCCTTAATGCATCTGTCAAATCAGTTGCATCACCATAGAGATAATCATACATTTCTTGGAATTCTTTTTCTCTTTCTTTTATATCCATATCTTTATATCTTGCATAACCATTTCTTTTGCCCATTGCTAAATGAACACCATCAATTACTAATTTAGTAACTGACCAAATTGGTGGAAGTGGAATATTTTTCGTAAAATTTTGATAAACGAAGATAGGTTCGTAAGAAACCTTTGTAGCTGGTAAATCCATTAATTGAGATACCGGAACTACACAAAGATTCTCAAGAACATAATATCCTTCTCTAATCCATTGACGATATTTTGGAACAAGTCTAGTTTCCGTTACACGCCGAATGAATAATCCAGAAGATGTTCTATCTTCATACTCTCCATATCTATGTTCAAATTGGTCCCATGCATAGACTATACGCCATATTGGGTCAGATGATGACGTATCTAATCCATAGGTATCAATTAATCTTTGATTCAAATCCTCAATTCTTTCCATGACTTAAATCCACCGTAACTAAGTGCTTTCTTGCTTCTAACATCTTTTCATATTCATCGCTACCATAAATTTGTTGAGGAGTAGCTGCATAAAATGATGCATGTCCTGCTCCCTGTGTATCATAACTTGTTAACCAGATTCCCTTATCTTCTTTATATTCGGGCCAAATGACTACCGTTCCCATATGACCGCATCTAACGTCCAAATCAAGCCAAAGATGATAATCATAATCACCTCTAGCACGATTGAAAAAATCAATATCGTCGTTCCATTCTTGTGTATTTAATTGCCCAATTCTAATCCACGGGTCGGGCATCTTTCTAAATACATCAGTCTTAATTAAACAGCATCCTAATCCAAAATTTACAACTTCAATTAATCCAGTTTCCTCATTATTTAAAAACTTAAATCTACATTTTCCATCCTTCATTGCTACATTAAATGCAATAGGAGCATGTGGAAAATTACGCATTAAATAAAGACCTGAAACAATATCTTTATCATGCGCAAGCAATCTTTTTAAAGCATCTTGTGGAATGAGAACATCATCATCGACGAAGAAAATATGAGTGCAATTATGTTCTAGCGCCTGTCGAATAAGAATATTTCGATTTTGCGCGGGCGACTGTCCATGAGACATCGAAACTGTTGTTCCATCCGGTTTATCAATGCATAAAAACCATCCCCAAAATTTAGCTTGCCTTCCCATTTCCATTGTAGGTATTGCTATCATAATCTTTGGAGACATGTATCCACCAAATAGAATCTACTAAGTTAACATTGGGAAATATTTCATCAACAGCTTTCTTTACGCCGGGCCAATCTCTATGTGTGTAATCATGTCCTGCTAATACCCCACCTTCCCTGAGTAATTCCATTGCTAAAAGGATATCTTTCTTAACAGTTTCGTAACGATGGTCCCCGTCAATGAAAATGAAATCAGGACTCCAAGATGTATAAAAATCTTCAGAATATTTTCTAAATGGAATTACTACACGAGCATCAATTTTATCTTTTAGATTGGTTTCAAATTCTGGAAACACATCAGTTCTAATTCCATGAACGGTATCATTATCTGCATAATAGATTCCATTCCAGGGGTCTACAGCAAATATTAATCCATTAGTATTATCTGCTAATGCTCTTGTAGAGCGTCCCTTCCAACAACCAAATTCAATAATTAATCTAGATGTTTGGGCGTGATTTGCCAGAAACTTTAATTCAGCTTCCGACATCCATCCATCAATAGATAATGCTCTTTCGATATTCATATAAATATTGGGAGAGCAACTTGTCTTATGCTAAGGCCAGCGCGCGAACACTTTACCTAGCTAGACTTAGTTGCTCCCCCAATCTCCTTACGTTAAGTTGTTAGCCCATCCATAATACTTTGCAGTATTTGGATTGTAGAGGAACATGCTGGGCACGTTCTGAGTAGGCACTACAGCATTTGCAATATTACCTGTAGTAACTGTAGTGCCCGGAGTAGCATCCGTAAACGTTAAAAACAACAGATGCTGACCTGTTACCGGCGGCGTAATATTCTGAACAGCCGTCGTGCCAGTCACAATCGTATTTAACGTCTGTGGAGCAATCGTAGTAGCAGCAGCAATGGTGTTAGGTGCTGGCTGCTGATTGCTCTGGACAGTAGCGAAATTAGCTGAAAGCAAGTCAGACATCTTACGCCAATGCTCCCATATAGAATTTGTTAGTTAACTTGCTATAAGCTACAAGCACGGCCACGTTTTGACCGATAGTTATAGCTGTAGCAATATTTCCAGTAGTAACAGTAGTGATGCTGTTACCACTTCGATTTACAATGACGTGGCAACCACTAAATCCCCCACCAAAGGCAGGGGAAATAGTGGCAAGCACCGTCGTTGATGTAGTATCCGTAACGTGAAGTAAATCTGCTTTAGGATAGATGGTGGTTCCTAAAGCAAGAGTTTCTTCACTTAACTTAGTAGTTAGGCCCGAAAACATTTCAGCCTTCCTAGCTAATCGTCAAAGTCCACGTAGTTCCGCTCTTAGTCGCAGTGACCGTAGTAGCAGCAGTAATATCTACGTAGGTAGTCTGCTGACTTCCACTCTGAGTGAAAGAAAGCATACTAGTTGGTGTATCTACATGGAATGCCAATACGTTAGTGAATACTTTCGCTGTTAACGTTTGGCCGGGTCCAGTGTAGCCGGTGACAGTAAGTGTGGCTGCCATTATTAATACCCCGAAGGAACAGCAAGGTTATCAATGTAGCCGGTAGCAGCAGGATTTCCTACGAAAGTCTGCATACCGACACACATGTAGAAGATTTCCGCAGTAGCAACACCACCAGATGCGCCGCGGATTTCAAAGATGTTACGCCCATCAGTCTTATAGAAACCAATGGGGTAAATCTCGGCACGGCCCCAGACATCGTTATTCACGAAATCGATGCGTGAAGTGTTCCAGTTGAAAGATGGAGAAACTGGCGCACCAGCCATCTGCATCTTATCGAAATAAAGGTCTAATGAGCCTTCGCCCGTAGACTTTTTATCGATATAGATGTTGGAGATAAGCTGACCAATTTCTTCATAAGCCTGTTTTTGTGCAGGATGACACCATGCAACAGGCTTGAAGTCGTTATCAATACCAACTCGATTACCAATCTTATTGATAACGAGTCGCGGTAAAGGTAACGTTAACGGGTCACTAGCAGCATTCACACGATTGCTACGAATTTCAGGAGTAGCAGCGCGCGAGAATCCTAACCAAGTTCCCGTTGATGCTGCACTGTGATGGTATGGAACACCATACAGCGCGGGATAAGAACTGGGACTAGCGATACCCTTAGTCACAATCTTATCACCGGCAACAAGACCAGTAGTCGAAGGAGTTAAAACTACCGTCTTGTTTTCAACATCCCAAGTAGTAATCGTAGCAGAACCACGATTAGTAGCGAGAGTTGAATCGAAAATCTGAACTTCCTGACCAAAGCGCATTAACCTAACGCCAAAGTCATTCTCCATGAGAACACTGTCAGAAGTTGCTGAAGCAGTGGGAGTGTCAACAGTTCCGATAACACCGCTACCATCCTGCATCATCTGAGCATCTAATTGCCTACGAAGCTCAAGTAATGCAGAAGCAGTTAATTTACGAGTAGCAGATGCGATTGATTTACGGTCACTATCCGTGGACCAATCAGTTAACTTTGTGTATTCAATGTTCTCTGACAAGAATACACAATTGAGAACTGCCTTATCCCACGTAGGACCACCACCACGACCTAAATCACCACCATCTGCATCAAAGTATCCGAACGAACCGCCGGGACGAAGTTCTAATGGAACTCGCATCTGGCGATTAGAGATTTTCTCTACATCGCGCTTTGCGATACTAGCATAGAACTTATCATCCCGTTCAAATGCAACTCGAATCTTTGGGAGAACTTTCTCCAATTCGAGAGCATTTACTTGGGTTTCAGTAACTGCCATTTGTGTCTCCGATGAATGTTAATCCGCTAACAAAAAGTCCTTAGTGGACACGTTAGACGGAATGGCCCTAGCCTTTTCCTTATCTGTCTTTCCACGATTCATCGGGGATGTGGAATTCCCAGTAGATTTTGTTGGACCAGATTTTTCCGGTCTAGTTACTTCATTACCAACCTTGCGTGCTACAGTGCCTAAAGCTGTTTTTCGCCCCTTTTGAATGGCTGGGAGCAACAGCGATTTTGCTTTAGACATTACCGCAGAACGAATAGCGTTCTTACTTGCCTCATCAAAATCCTTATTTACTGCCGATTGCCAAAGTTGGGTGAGGATTTTCTGAAATCTCGCATCACCCTTCATTTGAGTTTGAACATCTAAGAGAACATCTTCAACAGCTTTTCCTTTAAGATAAGCTGTCATTGACTCTTTAGGGTCAATATGGCGTTCGATTGTAGCTCGAATCGAATTATTGATTTTAGTTCCGATTTCGTCTCGCGCGCCTTGGAACTGACGCTCTAATAACTGTCGTTCTCTAGTATTAATTTCATCAAGTCTTGGGTCACGCTGAGTTTCTCTATGTAATGGCTTATGGGGTTCCCATTCACGCGCACCAAATAAGAACTGATGCATTAATTGAGCAGCAGCCGTAAGAGATTCATTACCCTGCTTACGACCGGCATCAACCATCAATTCGATAATGCGCTTAGAGACTCCTGAATAAATATGAGTTGAAACTACCGGGTCAATATCTTGAATTGTTTCAAGAATTGTATCCGCAACTCTATGAAATGAGTTTTTATCCTGTTCTGCTAATGCAGTTAGAATTGGTTTTAAATCACCATTACTGATTTCAGCTTCAAATTTATCCCAAGTTTGAGCTTTTTCAGATGCAACTTGGGCATCCTTGGGATTTGGAAATAATTCAGTATATTTTTGCTCCCGATAGTAAGCATGTTCAAGATAAGGAAATTCTTTAAAAAGATTCGGATACTTTGCAAGAATATCCTTACGTCGAGCAGGCGTAACAAGAGCTTCTAATTTATCTTCATCAGGTTGTGCTAAATCTTCTTCTAATTCATCTTCGAGAGTTTTCTCCTCAGATTCCTCATCCTTTTCTTCATCCTCTCCTTTTTCTTCGTCTTGTTCTTTATCTTCATCTTTCTCCTCTTTTTCTTTCTTTTCAGGTTTTAAATCAATTTCTTCTGGTTGTTCAGACTCATCTTCAGTATTTAACATTTCTTCCAACTGCGCTTGATTTAATCCCTTATCTTCAATAGGCGCAGGACTTCCACCACCCGCATTTTCAGGAGCTAAAAGAATATTAGTTAACAGTGACATCACCATCTCCAGTTATGGGTGCTTCTTTATCTGTTTCTTTTGGTCTCTCTGGTGAGCTAGCACCTTTCTCGTTACCAGGAGGCATAGGATTAGCCATCATTTGTTGCTGCATTTGTTCCATCATTTTAAATTGAATTGCAGTCTTATGTGCTTTTGCATGTAATACTACATTCTGATAGCCGGGCTGATTTTCAGCTTTAGCTTGTTTGCCAGCCTCAGAATTTAACCATTTAATACAAATTTCTAACTCTATTTGGTCATTATCAAATTCATCAACTGGAACTGATGGTTCCAATTGTGGTTGCATCATTGCGGGGTCTACAGGTTTTCCAGCCTGCATTTCTTGCATCATCATTGGGTCTGGTGGAGCCTGTATAGGTTCACTTTGAAGTAGAACTTTAATCTCATCGTATTGTTTATCACGAGAATCTTGGCCTGGAATATAAAGGTCCGCTATACCAAGAGCTTCATAAAGCAGAGGTAAATTTTCTGGTGCCATTAATAATTCTTGAACTAAAGGATGCTGAGTTTGCATCATCTGCATAATCGCATCCTTCTGTTGAGCAAATGAAACGGGGAGGTTCTCATTTGCTTCAAGTTCAATTTGTCCTAATTTACCTTCTAATTCGGCTCGATGAATAACAATGTTGATGAAATTGCCTGATGCATCCTTTTCAACGTATTTCTCGTCTCCAACTACAGCTTCAATATATGCAGGAATTACTTTTCCAAAAATTTGCTTCCACCACATTGTAAACATCTTCCAAGTATTCTGAAGTCGCTGTAATGCCTGTGCGCGACTCATTGAATACTGAGAAGCCGTTTTACTTCCCTGTATATCTCCTCCAAATAATGAAGGCAGAGCACCAGAAACAGTTTGACCCAAGGCTTGAATCTGGTTAGCAAACGGGAGAACTTCCTGACTAAGCGTCGCAGTCCTAACTTCATAGAATGCATCGCTCATCGATTTACCGGATTTTGGAGTAGCCGGATAAATCGCGCCGGGAGTAGTTTCCTGCTGCTGATATTGATTAAAATTCAATACCGCGGGGTCAGCAAATGTTTGCGGAATTCCGTGCTCGATTGTCTGTAAGGTTAATGAAATAATATCGTTCGTAATTTCCTGAACACTTGTTAAAAGAGTTCCTAATGGGTCAAAATAGATATAATCGGAAAGCGGATTCTGCGTGAGGGTCCATTTATCATCAAGAGACTCATTGCAATATTCCGCTATCTCCTCATTAACGAAGATTACTCTGGCTCCGTTAGGAAATTTCTTAAAAAGAAATTCAGCATCTTCTTTATCTAAAGTTTGAAATGCACAAGGACGTAACCAAACATGACGTTCGGTTACTAAATTCATAGGCCATTCGCCCTGATACTGTGGACTTAATCTGGCCCACTTCTCATAATAATCAATTCCGCTATTTTCTCCAGGTTGAATACAATTTCGAATATTTGGATACTTTTCGCGCGCAACGGAATAATGGCTCTCGAAACTCCAGATAAGATATGGAGTATCAGCCGTTTTCCGCGCATAATTGGCGACTTTAACATTTAAGCCACCATAAACTTCGATACACTGTCTAGCTTTTGGTTGTGATGTAGTTCCAACTAATCTAGAAACAACTAATTGTTCTGTTTGTAATGTCGGCTGCATCATTGCCATGCATTCCGGACATAATTCCTCATCTTGTTGAATGAAATCTTGAGTTGGAATGTCTTCATCAGACGGATTAAATCTGTCGTCAAGTGCATCACTAAGAACAACATCAGCTAATCGAGTTTGGCAATTGCTGCAAATTGTATATTGATGCGTTTCTGGAACATTTTCGTATTTCGGTTCTTTAACTTCACCATATTCTTTTGATTCTTTAGAATAGGAATATGCCGCTGTCATTCCCTCAGTGCAATAAATAAATAATCCTTGCAACCAAAGCAATGGCGCATCATTATGACGGTAAACTAACTTTGCTATCTTGTCGCCCGCTTTAGCTGTAAGGTTATCAAGAGTGTTATCAGCATCATCTGGGAAACACTTGATAGCGGGAACAGTAACAGAAAGAGCAGCAATAATAGACTCAAGATAAGCTCTGAAAACATTAACAGGTTTATCATAATAATCCTCTTGACCACCATCATCTGAAGCGGTGGGGTCATATATTCTCCAATCATGGGCTACTTCTGAATACCATGTTCGAGAAAATCCTTCCCATAGCAACTTTAAGCGACGCCATTCACGCACTTGTCGCTCACGAGTAGCTTGGTCTTCCTTCCAGAAATCCTCTACTATTTGTTTCAGTAGAGTTTCTGTGCGGTCATCGTCTTCTTTAGTCATTTCTTTAGGTTCCGAGCTTCTTCCTCTAACTTACGTTTGTTCTCTCTAGTAAACCACTTCTGAAAATCGAAATCTTTATAATCTGGTTCGATTCTATTTCCTTGACTTTGTCTAAGAATTTTTTGAATCTCAGTTTCTTCCGGTTCAACTTTAGAAAATGCTTTAGTTACAGATTCTTTTAATGGCTCATTTGTTGGATTACGAATTTTATTATATTCTTCCATCCCAAATTTCTTTTTAAATTCAGTTATTGCATTTTTCTTTTTATATTCAAATGGATAATAACCTGAACGTTTTCTAGCCCAATCATCATAACCACGATGACCTGAAGCTCTTGCAGTTATTTCAAAAGGATTATCTAAATAAGCATCAGCAGCAGCAAACGGAATCCTGTCTTTTGAAATAGCTTCTTTTCCTAATTGATTTGCTTTATTATATAATTCATTAAATTTAGAATTACCTAATGCTTGAGCAACATGAGTTCCCTCATGAAACATTGTAGTCATAACTTTATCAAGGTCTTCTGGCCTTCTATGTCCAATAGAAGCTGACCCAAATTCAGTAGGAACAGGTCTTACAACTTTACCGGGTTCGTTTAATACTGCACCTCGATAAGTAGTTCCGGGAAATATTGCAGGTTTTAAATCGGTATGAGCAGCAATTCTAGGATATCTTCTAGCAAATTCTTCAGTAGCTGTATCAATATTTTTAGCTAATCCCTCAGCACCATATTCTTCAATTAAAAATGACATTAATTCTTTTGCTTTTTTTCTAAAAGCTTCTGTTCCTGCCATTCGAGCAGCTTTATTTTTAAATATACTAATTAATGGAACACCAACAGAACCAAGACCTGGTGCAAAATTAGTTGTTGCTACATCAGTTTCTGATGGTATGAAAAAATCTGCAACATTTGCTAATTTCTTAGCAGGTGCTTCCCATGCAGCATCCATAACTGAAGGTTCTTGTTCCTTCCAGCCTTGATATGCTTTTAATAAAGAACTTCCTGGTCCTTTATATTCTGGTTTACGGTAAGCAGGCATTATTTTTTCTTATTAAAACGTTCACGTAAAGTTTGAGGTGTTTCCCTAACAAATTCTTTAGCTATACTTTTAGACAAATTTCCCTTCTTAGGCTTCATACCATGAGCAACAGCCTGCATAAACTTATATTGTTTTTCAGATTTGGCTGGCATTCTGTTCTTTCTCTAATTCCTCAACTGTTGTTCCTACTGGAATATTCTTTGGAGTAAATTTATCTGATATTCCAAGAATTTGAACAGTCATGAAAATTTTTTTATTACCTGGAATTGAAACTTCTACGGTAGCTTCTGGAATACTACCGTTCTTTTCTTGCCAATAGTGAATTGCAATTGATGTCCCATGAACTACAGGCATTATCCACCACCTCTCGTGCCACGCATCTTAAGGAATTCTTCCTCAGTGATTTCTACAACCTTACCATTAGGAAGTTTTACCTTACGCATAACAGGTCCAGCAGGTTTCTGAGCCATTAATTCTGCTAGACTCATTCGAGCTTGTGGCGGCCTATATTCAGTAGGATGTTTTCTAGGAGCTGGAGCAGCTTTCTCCTGAAATCTACGACCAGAAGGTAATACATCTCCTACTTTTGGTCCTGCCGGAGTTTCTGGAGTTACTGAAATTTGAGGCTGCGCACTAATAGATTGTCTACGTGCATCTAATGCAGCTTGATTGAATGGAGATTTCTTAAGTCTTCCTGTAGACCTATCAACTGAATAAATAGGAGTAGACGTAGGAAACATCCACGCACTTTCACCACCATATGGATAGCGAAGCGCATCAAATCCTTCTTTAACCATTCCCTCAACATTACCACTAGGAGCTTGAGCCATTACTTTTGCTAATTGCTTATAAGCTTCATCACTAGTCATTCCTCGGTTCACTAAATCATTAAAGTATTCACGATGAACTTCCTGAATATTTTCAGGATAAGTTCTTAAATACTTATGAATATCTTGTGGATTAGGTTCTACCAAATCAAGAACATTCTGAGCGGCAGCATCTAATTCTCTAGTTCTGCCAACTTCTGGCATTCCTTCTTCTTGCCACTGTGCGCGATATCTTTCTGCTGCTGGTTTACTTCCAAAAGAATATACACCCTTACCATGAGCACTAGATTTTAATGCAGCATCTTCAATCAAATCCCAATTTCCTTTTTGTGCTCTATGTAATCCTTCTTTTAATCTTCCAGTCCTTCGATACCAAGCTAACGGCATTCCTGCTAATGCTAATCCCTTACTAGCTAGCATTTTACCAGGAATTGCATCTGAAGCTGCATTAGCTAATTCGCCCCAATTAGCTGCACTTAATGATTCACCCGGTTTTGGTGCTTCTGAACCACTGAACCAACCTTTAGCAAAATTAGTAACAGGATTATCTGTTGCGATATCAGCAAGCGTGCCTAAATCTTTTCTCCATTGTGGCTGCGCAGTGCGTATTTCTAAATCTCTTTTCTCACGTTTACGCAGTTCTTCCTCAGTCAGCGGAGCTACTGACGGAGTATATGCGCCTAACCACTCAAGAGGATTGAACGGCATTCTGAATTTCCTCTAATTCCTTATCTAAATCATCTGCCGTAATTTCAGCTTCCTTTTCCTTCTTTAATTTTTCGGCTAATGTTCTGTCTTCTTTTTGAAGCTGTGCGCGTCTTACAGACCAAGGAATAAATTTCGGTTTAATTGGTTCAAATTTTTCAGTATTAACTTCAACTGGAATAGGAATCGGATTTGATAGTTCTCGAATCAACTGATTCTGAAATTCAAGTTGTTGTTTCAAAGTTTCACATGATTGACAAACGCGCATTTCTACTTCATGTTCATTCTTTTTCTCTAATAAAAGAAGCTGATGCTGTCTTCTTTTTTCGAGTTGTTGGTCTAGCCACTTTAACATCTTCTTCCTCTTTTACTAATTGAATCTTTATATACGATACATGTCCTTGAGGATTTTCAATAATTAATTCTGCTGTTTCTGCGTCACCATCTATATCTATTCCGATTACATTATATCTCTTTACCATTGTTCTTCTCCATCTTCAGAATCCAAGACTTGGAATAGCTCTAAAGAGAAGAACAATCAAGATAACAATAAGAATTGCATAAGCAATCTTATGGAAGGGTTCAGGCATAGGAATTGAGGAAACAACCCATGCTATCACTCCAAGAATGAGAACAAACATTAGAAGTTGTAACATTAGTGTCTCCTTTTTGAATACCTTTTAATCCCTACTACTCTTTCTTGGGATTCTAATTTCTTCATCTGACGATAATAACCAGTCCAGTCCTGAGTATTTTGTAATAATTGTGCAAGAGCTTCTTGCTTTTGAATCTTATTGAATTCGTATTGAGCATCTCTCACATAACTATCAGCAGCATCTACTAAATATCGCAGTCCATCTATCGGGTCATCACCTTCAAATTCTGCGATATCTTCTGTTCGGTTCTTATCGTAAGTGCAAGTCTTGATTGCTTCTATTAACTCTGGACATCCTGCATGAGGATTATCTTCACTTGGTCCAAAGATAATAAGTCTTGGTAAAACTTCTTCTTCGGGTTCAGCGTAAGAATACAAAGCAAGATATTGCTCGTATGCTTTCTGTCCCTTCGCGCGATATATACGTAACGCTTGCTCCTCACTGTATACCGGAAGTTCTTCTTTCGGCATACGTGGTTTTGGTTTCCATCGTAAGAATTCATGAATCAACATCTTTCCAGCGATTCTACTACCAGCCACATTGTTAGACAATTCAACTGGTCTACCTAATGCTGATTCAATTTGTTCTTGAATAGTATGTTCCTGTCCTCTTTCCTGTCCAATTGATTTGCAGAATTTAACTAATTTAACATTCTCTCTATCTGCAAACCATTTAACTTCTGGTGCCCATTCTTCAATCTTAACTTTCTTATATACAAGTTCACGGTAACAATATAATCGCTTATTAGGAGCTATGGCACCAAATCCTACCCACGTCTTTGCAGCATATCCCCAATCACCTACAACTATTCGAGGCCACCACTCAGGTAATTGAAATTCAGGAATTACATGCAAAGCATTTTCTGGTTCATCAGGATATCTATTATCCCTGAACTCATCAAAGACTTGACCCTGAAAAGCATTCCAGTCACCAAGTTTAGCTTTACGCTCTGCTTCTGGCAGAGCCATAATGCTATTTTTGTAATCTGGGTCTATATGAGGATTGTCAAGGAGCGTAGCGTGAACATAAAATCTTTGGACACCAGCGCGCCCAATAATTCTTTTTCCACCCTGTGGATATGGGTCTACAAATCTTTTCTTTACAAATGTATGTCCTTCACCACCTGGCATACCAGCACCGCGTATAATCGCAGGTAATGCCGGGTCACTTGTTCTTACTCTCGTCAGAGCAATGTAAAGATACATATACTCTGTCAAATGAGTTAATTCGTCTGGAGAATAAACATTAATCTCCATCGAATCATAATTCTTTACATCCTTTTCATGTTCGATATGTCCTAAGAAGATTCGCGCACCTGAATTACGAAATCCACTTCCGAATTGGTCCTCTCTAGGAAATGTCCAAACCATATCGGTGAGATTGAACGTCGCACCGAATTTCGGATAGATTTCATAAGAACGTGGAACAATCTCCTTTTTTAATTCCTGATGTGTCCGTCTCGTTAGAAGCTGTTTGAATCTCGGATTTTTATGCAGAGAATGGATAATCGGGTAAACAAGAAGTAAATCCGATTTACCACCACCTACACCGCCACCAAAAAATGCTTCTTTAATTGACCAAGGAAGTGATAAGAATAGCTCCTGCTTTTTAGTAGGTCGCCATTCTTTAACATTAAATGCCATGAGCGAAACTAATTGCGAACGCTATTACAGCTATTAGGAGCACTACCGTCGCTCCTACCCAAACCCAGATGTAATTCATTTCTGGGTCTTGGATAGCTTTCATATGTCACATCACTTTACATCTCACGACAGCAGCACCAGTTGTGCAACGAACAAAGCCACCAGCACAATTAACGCCAGTAGTATTGGCCCCAGCAAGAGCACTAAAAGAACCAGAAGTATCGCCAACTTCAAGGGCCGCACTTGATTTGATAAACACCAAGCGCGCAGGTAGCGCATATACTTCATTTTGAACTAAGTTGTTCGTAGGGCCAATAAGCAAAGTTGAATATGCCATCTTATCTCTCCGCTGCACAATAGAGATGGGACCATAAGTCACCACGCTCTATTGGCCTGCTATAGCCAGGAATTGTAATTTCCTGTAACCTACCTTCAATCAGAACATAAAGGGGAATATTATATTCTGATTGAGTTGCGATTACAAAGAATCTACCAATTCCTGCTAAATTCACATCCGGGTAAAGTGCAGTAATTTGTGATGTAATTACTGAGCAACCCGAACACGCAATCCCGTTCTCGCCGCAGGCATAGCGAGCCGAGAAAAATTTACTTGATTTGATGGATTAGAACGAATTTTATCCGTTCCGGTTCCATTAGTTGCATATAGTTGCGCGGTATAGCTTCCAATCGGGAGAGCAAATAAAGCTCCAGTATTTGCGCCTGTGTCATGCACACATACTGTAGTTGCAGTGTCATCCCAAACTAAATATCTAGGATTCACTGTGCCGGGATTACCGGGTATATCAACTATCGCACATCGGACAGTTGACGGCAGAAACGAATAAGTTGAACTAGATGTCCCACGGATATCTAGGTCATATCCTGTCACCGGAACGTCTTGAGCATATGCTGTTACACTCGATAACAGCAATATGCTAATTGCCGTTATAATATTTCTCATGTCTCGTTTGCGTGAACCACCTCAAAAGTTTCCTCACGAACTAGCTGAGGAGCATAGAACGTGATTACAGGTCCATTAAATGTATTTCCCTGATTTCTTGTATCGGGTTCCATATCCTTTACGATAGTTGACATGTTCTTTGCAACTGAAGATGCTTCGAGCGCAGTTAATCCTGCTAAACTTTGGTCATCAATCTTACCCAAAGCCTTAAAGAGTTTTCCTTGTGCGCGTCTACTAATTTTACGGCGGGTCTTATTCAAGTGAGAAACTAAATCTTCATTGGGCCTATTGTAAGTAGCTGTGGATGTTGCTCCGTTACAATATGCAGAAACAGAAGATTGTGAGATACCTAAGAATCTACCAATTGCTTGAGCCGCTCCCGAACCTTCCTCAACTGAACTCTCACCGATAATCCTTCTAATCGATTGAGGAACATTAGTATTTCCTGGTCCCCTACCGACACGAGCAATTCTTTCAATCTCGCCAACAATTCCAACTGATTCGCCTGTAATATCTGTATCAACTCCAACTTCAGACGTATCTTCTGATACGACTTCTTTTGAAGAAATGTCTTCCTTATTGTTTGTATTCCGTTCCCGTTCATAATCTTCCGCCGATACTATTCCTAATGGCATTTTATTTTCCTATGAAATTATCCGCCTCGCGCGGGCATCTTACCACTTGACAGATGAGTTGACAAGTGCTAGAATCCACTAGCGCGCCCTAATGAACGCATATCGTTCTCTGGAGCACCTAGAATGGCTTCAAACCCGCCCCGCCGCAAATCGCCTCTAAATGCGTTTGCCGACAACCTTGTTAAAAAGTGTGAAAGTCTCTACAAATCACCAGAATCAAAAGCAGAATTTACAGTCATCTGTAAGTTTTGTGGGACTATCTTTAAACCTACTCGTCCTTGGCAGGTCTTCTGTAACTCTAAACATAGAATGGCCTACTGGAACATAGAACGAATACTCAATCCAAAAGGAAACCCAGATGATGAACACAACTGAGATTGCTTATCTCCATTGCGCATATTGCAGGAAATCTGTATCTACTGGTTTCTATCCAATTCCCACAGATACTCCAGACAAAGGAATTATAGTGCGGGCTTTGATTATTTGTCCAGAGTGTATCAGTGAGCGATTAACTGTAAATGAGGCTCCAAAGCGATGAGATGTTATGCGCGTTCTACTTTGGCCGCCATCAAAGCAAAAACGTGAGATATTACTATTTCTAGGAGTAGAAGGTGTAGATGAGACTCTAAATCACTTTGTTATTAAATTCAAATGTGGTGATATAAAAGTATTTGCCAAGAAAGATGTTTTCTGTATGAGACTCTATGGGGATGAATAAAACAATGGTGATACTTAAATGCTCTAGATTTCTCAGCCGCCAAATCGGATTCGTAGCTGAAATTGATTTATCAGTGCGTCAATATGAGGAACAACCTAGAATTATTTATATTGGCCAATCGAGCCAAGTAATTCAAATTGCCGAAGAAAATTTAGATGAATTCATTGAATTTCTGAAAGAAGCTAAAAATTTACAATTAACTCTTAAATCTGAGGGATGGCTTAAATAAAATAGTAACCGGCCTGTGTGTTCAATGCCGTGCACTTTCGGGAAATTATGTAACTTTACGTGCATTGGTGTGCACCCGTGTGATGTATAATGACGCGCAATTATGTGCAAAAGTTTACATATCTTCACACTTTTTCTTGGCATGATTTTTATTTCTCACATTTTCATACGAAATCATGTGCAAATGTGGGCATCCGACATACTCTTACCCACTATTTCATATGACAACAATTATTGTCACCTATGACAATCCATGTCACGCTAAAGTGTGATGTGCAATTGTCATAGCGTGCAGTGACGTGCATTCCTGTAAGCTTTCATAGTGGCGCGGCATATGCACTACTACTAGTGTAATTTACGCCCGGCGCACGGTAAGCGTCGCGCTATCGCGGGAGTGCCTATCGACTAGACGTGTGAGAACCTACACTTGTAGTGGAAGTGTAGCTGCTAGGGAGTGCTAAGCACCACCTTGGACGTGGTGTGATGGGAAACCGCGCACATACCAGAGAACTGAATAGCTGAAAAGCCCACAACACCTATGCAAAAACTGGTGGCCCAGTAGAGTAGGAACGCACCACGAAAGTTCCGATGGTAGATGCCAGCCAGCAAGCAAGTGAAATCATCAAAGGGCGGAAGTAAGCGGGGTTTTCATGCATTCTTTTAGACGCCACGAAACGGAGTCTGAAATGAAGAAATGCAATCGGAAACGTATGACTCGTGAGGAATGGATGACACAATCCCTACTCCGAGAAATCGCACGATTCAAAGCTGGCATCGGAAATTATCGCCGTGTGCAGAGTGAAGAATTACACGGTGGAACGCGCCAGTATCCAAACGGCGAATTGAAAGGTATTCGCTTCCGGCTGAAAACTGAGCACATCAAAGCTCGTAAGTTTGACAGACCACCGTCACAACGCGAGCTTATCGCACAGCAGGAATTGAAAGCTGCACTAGGTAAGTAATTCTTTCTGGCGTCTAGATGAGTGCATGGAAACCCAAGGGATAGAGATTTACTCGTCTCTATTCGTGAGTCTAATAGAGTGCTCAAGATTACGGATACGGTAGCATTCTACTCACTGTCGAAACAGTCTTTAGCATTTGGCAGTTGCCTAGACACCACGGGTTAAACCTCAGTCTTGAAGCGTGCTAAATGGGACGCTAAACCCAAGCAATCAAGCTGTATATCCCGAACATCAATAGTGCTGAGCTAGCCAACAATTCCACTCTAGCTGTTAATCCAGTGCCGGAAATACTTGAGCATTCCATTAGACTTACGGATAGAGGCGAGTAGAGTTTATATCTCTAATCAATTGCCTAGCAGTTAACCAAACTAGAAACGAGGGTAACTGCTATGACTTGGATGAAGTATCTCACGTCTACCGGCGCTTGCACTGTCAAGGAATTGCTGGAGTGCAAGGATATCAAGGATACGCTCAAGGCTTGGGCTGTCGAGGAAATGAAGAACAAGGGTATCGAAGTCACTGAGAACTAATGAAACTCATCATTTGGGGTGAGTAGTTAGTTAAACACTGCTAGGCGATTCATTAGGGATATAAACTCATATCTCTAATCAATCACTCAGTCAGTCTGGAGAAACGGAAATGAAAGAAAGAGTTTTCGCCGTGGCTGAGCAGAGTTTCGAGTCTTCGATTATGTCTCATGCTGATTATTTGCTTTCACTTCGCAGTAATCAGATTCGACAAATCAGGAAAGCAATTCGAGTGCTGATGATTGCTGGAATGCCCCGTGACAAAGCCAGCGATACTATCATCAGTGCTCATCGTCTGAAGTATGGTCGGTAAAGAAAAGTAACTTTAACAGACTGAGTGATTCATTAGAGATATAATCTATTCTATCCCTATGTAGATGCATCGTAAAAGTCCACAGAGATTTGGCTGTCTCACTGGATACTGGCTAGATTCCTAACAATGAAGAAAAGAAAACAAGCTAGGTGGTCTATCTTCGAGAAGCGTGGAGATACTTGGGTAAGAATGACTGATAAGAGTTATTTTTACCTAACAGCAACACACGTTTGGTTCTACACACTTCTTGAAAACATCGGTAGTCGTAGACTACAGAAAGTGAGATTCTGAAATGCTGCAAATCAGACTTATCGGTGAATCACAAGAACGCTGGCTCAATTGTTTTACACTCGGAGAATATTTTTATTTCCGAGTCGGACGATTGACAATTACCGTCAGGTCTTAACGGACTTGCACACTCCGGCCAGTATCTTGTGAGACGGCCTAAATTTCTGTTGACTCTGCGAACCGACTATGAGACAATGGTCTTGTCGGTCGGCACCGTAAACCTCGGAAATAGTTTTAGCAGAAAGAATGGTGAGATTATGAGTGACGCAGTTGCAAACGATGTGGCTACTGAAACTCCTGCTGTTGAGCAGAAGGAAGTCGGCAAGCGCACAGAAAAGTCTGGAAAGATTGAGACTTTCAACGGTGAGCCTGTTGTTCCTGTAATTCTGTTCAACTACGTCGTATACGAACTTCAGAAGGGTGATACTATTCCTGCTGATGAGCGTCCCGACGAAGCTGATTTGCGTAGTTTCGTAAATCAGAAGCGAAATGCAAAGGCTCGTGCTGCTGCACAGAACGCTGCATTAGAGCAGGCAGGTATTCAGAAGCCTACTCTTGAGAATCCTGACTTCCGTCTCAAGCAGATGGTCAAGATTCTTATGGCTAACCAGATGGACGAAGCTACGGCTACGGCCACTGCGAAGGCTGCACTCGGAATGCAGTAAATATTAGGATGGGAAGTAACTAACCATCCTAATTCGCCAAACTCGACTATGCGAGTATAAATAGACGTTAGGCATAGGACAATCGAAAGATTGACTATCAGATAAATTCTGGTAGGCGGCATCTACTCTCTGATTCATTCATAACAGATAGTAAAGAGTAGATGCGTCGTATTAATTCCGATACGAATATCCCTAGGACAACTGAATAGTGGAGAATTGCTCAGAAGCATTCATGCTGATAGAGAATCTCTACAATGCTGCTGTTCATCATGCAGAAACTTGTTGCACAGCAGATTGTAACGTTTCAGTCTTTCGATTGAAACTCGCTGCTCGAAAGATTCTCAACTACCAGAATAGTTCCTTGTCTCAGAAAGAGTATGAGCAAGTGACTACATGGTTTGCTACTTGGCCTAACTAAAATAGTGTCCAGACTAGATGACAGACTGAGAGTGTATGTCTGTCTCTAGCCTGTCACTGTTGGCCCTAATCGCACCCATCTGCCCTGCTAGGTGTCTTGTCTTTGTTTTTTTATTTTTTTTTTACATATATAAATACTCACTACAGGGTGACAAAACTTGTCAGTTGACTTGCTAGGCTCGAATGTGATAGACTAGACAGGGACACTCTCACTCAGTCTGTCCACTTTTGAGGACACTATTCCTAGCATCTTTGGATATCTAGAAATTAGTGCATATCACGCGGTTTAAGGCTCGCGCGGTTCAACAGACCGAATATAGAAATATGATATGCACTAATTTGTAGGTAGCCCAAGGGTGAATCCTACACTATGAAACTATAATCCGAGCGAAAGCTCAGAAAGGATTAAGCTAAGTAGTTGAAGACTAGCTATCTTCACCGCTGAACTTACGGCTTCACTGCGGGATATAAATATCAGAAGCCGTAGCTAAATAGTCTGATAAGACGTAAGGGCCACGGCTAGAGTGACAATAACATTGACGGATAGAAATTTTATCCGTAACTGATTATGTTAAAACCTGCGCGGGTCATAATCAGGATAGGCCCAAAGTAATGCAGCCAGTGTAATATCCTTAGAGGTATTACCTGTCGGTCCTAAGCCCGCGAAATGCAGAAGGTTGGACGTAAAAAGTCTAGCAGTTACTTAGAAACCGTAAAAGCGGCTAACAGATAGCGCGAATGAAACTGCTACTCACCTTAATGGGGATGATTAAGGTTATGTGAATGTTTTTCGGTTGCGGTAAGCATGTAAAATGACGAAACCGATAGATACGTGTATATGTTCTAGTTCGCGCGTATCGAAACTAACTAGACGTGACAGAAGTTATGAGTGCTCATGTCCCGAAAACAAAACATACTTCAACTCTTTGCGGCTGTTATCTGGTAGGCGTAACAGTTAAGTTTGACGGGCGTTAGCCAAGTCTACCATCTCTATTCTGAAAGGGGTAAATGGATAGACGAGAATATCGCCTTCAATGGTTTACGTCATTCGATGAAAAGACAATGACGGCAACCATAGATGACGGTGAGAATGAGCCTATCGAAGTCAAATGCAAATACGTAGTTTGTGAAGTTTGCAATGGCAAAGGTTCTCACGTCAATCCATCGATAGATTCTCACGGTTTAAGTCGTGAGGACTTCGATGAAGACCCAGATTTCAGAGAAAATTATTTCTCTGGAATGTATGATGTTCCTTGCAATGAGTGTAAAGGTTCGCGCGTCTTGCCTGAACCTATAGACGAAACGCCAGAGAACATCAAGAACCTAATAGAAAATCGTATCAGAGATGAGATGGAATATAATCAACTCTGTGCGATGGAAAGGAAGATGGGCTGTTAATGAGCAAGAAAAGATACGATTGGATAATGGCATATCACTTCAGTGCCGATTATCCATCTGAACAAATGTGGCAAGCAGCTTTCAAGAAATTCTGCGCGGAACTTGCAGAATTTGACAAGAAAGAAGCAGCATGTTCCTAGTAACAATCAAGAATCACCACAAGGGTGAAGTTGAGGAACATGTAGCTTCACACGTTGAAATTGGACCTAGCACATCTTTCCTTCATTTAGAAGGTAGTGATGTGCTTCTCTATGGACATCCCATAGTGGTAGCAAATTTCTCAGACCGTCCTGATGCGGCACTTCAAATCACGACATATGAGAAAGTAAAGATAGAGCCATTCTTTGAACCTGTCGAAAGACCAGACGGTTACTAATGTTCAAACGCCGCACTTGGACAATTGAAACTTGGTGCATGGACAAATCATTGAACCAAGTATTTCAATTCGAGTGTTACTTACCAGTTTTCATTATGCAATGGATAATGAATTGCATCTTGAAAACAAAGTTGAATCGAAACCTTCCAAGTGATATCACATTGATTACAATGTGGACTTACTTAGATTGGGACGAAAAGAACGCTTATGAGTTTCGATTGTTTGAAACTAATAGGCATAAAGATTGAAAGACTTTGAAAGAGTTGGTTCTACTCAATAATCTTCTCGCATCGTGCGGAGCGAGCACCTAGACGGTGAAAGTGAGAGTAGATGTTCGGTCCTATGTCGGACCTAGACGGATATTTATATCCGGTCTGATTTATTGGATGCTTTACTTAGCCCCCTAACTAGTTTAAATCCTAGGTTAGTGACTAGTTACTGAGTAGAGCATCCAATCAATCAGATTCGGAAATTAGCCACTATGGCGGAAATGGCAGACGCAGAAGACTTAAAATCTTCGGAGCGAAAGCTCATACAGGTTCGATTCCTGTTAGTGGCACCAAGTTTAGGATGCTCACGAATATCCGGATATGGGAATAAGTGAGTGGAGTTAATCCTTAATATCTTGAGATTGAAATATCTTGAGACTCCTAAACGCGCAATATTCGGAAGTATTATGAGCACAAAAGCAAAACGTCACGTTCACAAGTATCATCGGGTGAAGTTTTCATTCGCTGATATTTGGGCCTGCGCGCTTCCAGATTGCAATCACTATTTACCAAAGCATATGGAAGCTACAATTGAAGGTAAGAACAGTATCTGCTGGAGTTGTGGTGAAATATTCCAGTTAGATATGGGAGCATTGGGTAGCGTTAAGCCTACATGCTTTCATTGTAGAACGGGTGTGCTTCGAGAACAACCTGTAATCGAAGCACCACTAGATGACAAACTGAAAGAACTCCTCGAAAAGTTAAACACATGACGGAGATGTCAGAGTCTGAAAAGAAAAAGTTCCTTTACACGTTTCTAGGGATTGCATGGATAGCTTACCACATTCTAACCCAATAGGTCCAGTTATCAACGGCACTGTTTCGCATGGTGATTGTGAATCATGCGATAACAAGGACTGTAAGATAACCAAATGTGGTTCAATTTGGGAATGCGATGAGTGCGTAGCAAAAGATGTTGCTGCGGCTATGGCATACCAAACGCCGGAACTGCAAGAGGAAAGATTACAGAAGCACAAAGAGCAAGAACTTCTTGACAGAATCAAGAAAGAGAATGCTCAGATTCGTATTCAAGCTGATATCTTCAATGCGAAGTTAGCAGCTATCACGGAACTAAAGAAAGAAATCGATGCTGAACCATCGATTGAAAAGAAAAACTTCGCACTTGGGCGTGTTCTAGCAGAAAGACACGCTCATCTTTCAGAGCTTTTGTTCGGATTAGACGCACAAAAGACTGAATACGAGAACGAACAGCGCGCGATTCAAACATATTGGGTTAACTTGCAAAAGCAATTAACTCAAGAGGAACGCGAGAAAATTAAGATTACAGACGCTGGTTACAAACCAGTAGTCATTCCACAAAAGATTAAGAAAGAAGCTCCCAAGAAAAATTGGGATAAGACCGGAGTAATAGCTGCTTCACAAAGGTCTGGTATTCAAGAACATCTAATCCAGATGACATGTCAAGCTAGAAATATTACTCCTGAGGCTGCTGTAGAAATTCTAAAAGGATTAAAAGTTCCTACAGCAAAATAGTAGGTCACTTGACCTAGTGTCCTCTAAATAGGACAAAAATAGTTGTTGACACGGTGCCTCAACCGTGCTACAATGCTCTGTTAATTTTCTTTAAACGAAAGGAAATATGAATAGAATAGAAGCAGTAAAATATGCGCGTGAAAGATTAGACGCGCATAATTTGACTGACTGGACTATTCGCATCAATAATAATCCGAGTCCACACTACTATGGATTGTGTTCATATCGAGATAAGTGCATTATCTTGAATGGACATTATCTTGACCAAGTAGGTGAGATAGAAGGAAAGAATACTGTTAATCATGAGGTTGCTCATGCATTAACTAAGGGTCACGGTCATGATGAAATATGGGCTGCTAAAGCGCGTGAATTAGGTTGCACGCATATTAGCACTTGTAGTTCTCATGCATTACGTGATGATATTATTGACGCGATTCGTTCTGGTGCTGACGTGGAAGTCATCACAGAAACTGAAACAATTACAAAGCACAAGTATCAAGTGACACGTCTACAGGATAAGTGTCCTACTTGTGGTAAAGTTGCAATCTTCGATAGAGAAATTATTATCGAAGAAAAAGACCCGCTAAAACCAAATCGAAAGCTGATTTTTTACAAGTGTAATCACGTAGAAGTTAAGCTGCTGAAGAAAGGAACACCTTTCGAGACAGCAGTTTCTAATTTTTGGAAAGAACATGTAAAGAATTGTAAGCACGATTGGAATGGTAATCATTGCCTCAACTGCAATGAATATCGTGGTTTCCCATTCCAAGTTGAAGGTGCGCGATTCATCGAAGCAGGATTAGCAGTAAACAAAGGTGCTGCTATTTTCGATGAAATGGGACTTGGTAAGACTGTCCAAGTTCTCATGTATCTTTTATTCGCACCTCCCGAAGCATTTCCTATCTTGTTCGTAGTTAAGTCTGGTATTAAGTTCCAGTGGTTCAAAGAAATTCTCCGCTGGCTTGGTCCTACTTATCTACCACAAGTAATTGAAAAGTCTGACGATTGGGTTATTCCTAATCTGAAGTGCTACATCATCTCTTATGATTTGATGGTGCCTAAGATTAAGAAACTCAAGAAAAAGACTATTGAAATTGGATTCGATATCGAGAAGTTGAGCTTCATCAAGACTGTAGTTGGTGATGAAGTTCAGCAGATTAAGAATCCTGATAGTTCGCGCACTCAACGATTCCGAATACTTTGCAAAGATAAGCAAGTAATCGCTTTGAGTGGAACACCGTGGAAGAATAGGGGAGATGAATTCTTCCCAATTTTAAATATTCTTTCACCTGATAAGTTCCATTCTCATGCGAACTTTGTGCGTCAATGGGTAGATGTTATCTACGATGGCAAATATACGCGCCATGCAGGTATTCGTCACCCAAAGAAGTTTCAAGAATACATCAAAGATATTGCACTTAGGCGAGAAGTTGCCGATGTAGCAATTCAGATGCCGTCAGTCAATCGTCAGTTCCACTTCACGAACTTAGATGATAGGGAACAGATGATGTATGACGAATCGGAATCTGATTTCGTCAAATGGTATAATCAACATGTCATTGATGGCACAGAAGACCAAGCATTCAATGATATGAATATCCTAGCACAGATGGCTAGGATGAGACACATTACAGGACTAGCTAAAATTCCATCAACAATGGAAAAGCTAGAAGAATTCTATGAAGAAACCGAACGTAAGATGGTTGTCTTCGTCCATCACATTGACGTAGGAGATATCATCTATCGTCAAATGAAAGAGAAGTTCACGGATATTGCTGTATTTAATCTTCACGCGGGATTAAATTCACTTCAACGTGAACAAATGGCTACAGAATTCAACGCAAGTAAGCGCGCATTCATGGTTGCATCTACTGGTGCTGCTGGAGAAGGAATTAATCTTCAAACATGCGGTGATGCAATTATGCATGAAAGACAATGGAATCCACAAAACGAAGACCAAGCTGCGCCCGGAAGATTTAGAAGGATTGCAGCTACGCACAGCATAGTGAATGTAACGTTCGCAACTGCGGCAGATACTATTGATGAAACACTCGCAGATATTGTAGAAAGAAAGCGAGCATGGTTCCATAGTAGTATGAATAAGGGAGAGATGCAAGTCTTTAGTCTCTCACTTGCAAAGGAACTCGCAATGAGTATTGTTAAGCGAGTTGCTGAAAAGGAAAAGGGAAAGTTAACAAAAGCAGCTTCTCTTAAGAAATGATACATGAATGTTGGATATATGGTCGCATGAAAAGTATATTTTTGTGTGACCAATGTCTTAACAAATGGTTACATTGGATAAGAAAATGTGACTATTCAGATTACACCATTTGTTGGTGGTGTAGTAAAAAGAGATTGCCATGACGCATGAATGCAAGTCTCATCAAGAGTGGTTAATGAATGTTCACTATATGTGCTCATGTGGTCATGTTGAATGGGCACACTACGGTGATAGATTAAATAAAGGTAGATGTGCACATTGTAATTGCACACAGTATAATGGTGAAACAAGGCCATTAACTGATTTTGAAAAGGAAAAGAAAAATGACGATGACAGTAAAGGAAGCGTCTGAAAAGTTAGGATATACTTTAAGTCACGTTCGCAAGTTAATCAAGGAAGGACAATTTACACCAGTAAATAAGCGCCCCCGTGGTGCTAAGAGATTTCGTGCGCTACTTGATGCTGTTGAGGTGGAATTGTTTATGGCGAAACGAGACGGGGAAACTAAAAAGAAATTAGTTCCACTTCCAAAGATGCCACGAATCAAGAAGGAACCTGAAACTCTTGTCTCTCTTATGCGCGAGATGAGTAAGAAACTTGAAAAGATTGCAGCGGCATTAGGCGTATGATTCTTTTCAAGTGTAACGGCTGTGAAAGAATGGAAGGCGAACCATCTGCTTATCATGCAGACCAAAAGACAAGTCAAGTTGTCCATGTAATGATAATTACAGTGGATGCTTCTGGAAAAAAGATAGAGAATAACTCGAAAGATAACTTCCATCTTTGCTGGTCTTGCTTAGGTAACTTGACAAGACTTACGCGAGGTGGGCAGTTCAAGGAATATCAAGAAAGGAAATGGAAAGAAGATGGCAAAGCAGAAACCAAAGATTCACCTATTGCCGAAACTGGCAAATGATGTAAAGCGAGTCAATGGTTCGGAGAAATTACATCCAATAACAAAGGAAAGAATCCGGGCCTTAGCAAAAAAATACAAGACTTCGATGAGTGCTGTCAAGAACATCATCTTATCGCAGTATTGTAAGAACCGTGATGAATTTGATTTTGAGGATATTGGAAATGGAACTTAACATTACAATTGAAGATGAAACTATTGCGCGATATGTGCGCGATGCAATCATCAAGGAAATTCAAGCACGCGCAACTCGAATTGCTGAAGAAACAGTTCGAGAACAAGGTGTATTAATTGATGATGCTGTCCAGCGATACATGGAACGAACCATGTCAACGGATAAGCTCAAGATTTTAATTGACAAGTCAATCATCGATGTTCTCAAGGATAAGATAGAGAACTTATGATGGAAAAAGAATCCCATGATTGGGTTAGCATTATACTAGCTATTGGAATAGTAGCAGTGCTAATCATAGCTGCTTGGAAAAGTTGATGGACATAATTCTTCCAGCAAGAACTAATATCATCCTTGATAGTCAGTTATTATCTACAGCGATGTCATGCTGGAGATTGTATGACTGGACTTTCAATTGTGACTTGCAACCTAAGGGTGGTAAGTCTGTATCTATGGAAATGGGCAGTATTGTTCATGCCTATTTCGAGAATAAGAATAAGCAGATAATTCAAGGAATGAAAAAGGCGCAAGCCATTGCATTCGGAATGACTGCTGCTATTCAGTATTCTAAATCTGATGAAGTAAAGAACAGCACATCAGAAGATATTGCACTCGCATTCGATACGTGTGTCGAATATGAGAAGTATTATCTTAATGATGGTTGGCGTCCACTCGAAGCTGAAGTAGTTAAGAGTAAAGAGATATACGTAGATGATAACATCCGCGTTATCTGGAAAGCCAAGCTCGATACAGTTACAAATACTGGACAGTTAATTCTTCCAGTAGACTACAAGACAATGAAGCAGCGTAGAGATACGCTCTCATTGAATAATCAATTCATGGGTCAGTGTATTGTGCAAGATACACGACAGATGATTGTAGATAAGGTTGGATTTCAAAAGACCTTAGCACCAAAGGATAGATTCACGCGAGTTGTAATGAATTATACGGCTGATAGATTACATGAATGGAAGCAAGAGATTGTTCCGTTCTATGCATATCGATTAGCTGAATATAGCAAGACAGGTAAATGGCCTCCAAATTTTACGCATTGTGAAAACAAGTATGGTGTCTGTAAGTTCAAGGATGTTTGTGAACTGAACAGAAATATGCGAGCGGAAGCATTGCGTAATGACTACATCGTTGGTAAGAAGTGGGATATTGGAGGCGAAGAATCATGATGAGATACCTTTGGCGTCTCTACTTTCTCTGGCTTGCTCGTAATGATGAGCATGTAAATGTGAA